GATCACAGAAAATGCTGGCAGATGCTTCGCCCGAAACACGCAAAGGGTTCTTAAACATTCTGTCGGGCACAATGGATACTCCTGAAGCACAGAAGTTATTGTTAACTATGCCAGAGGCAGCAGCAGTAGCAGGTAAAAAGATGTTCGATGCCGGTGAATTGCAGGACGCAATGTTACGGGATCTAACAGCTGGCCAAAAGAATGCTCAACAAATGGCACAAATGGGCATCAACGATTCGAGCTATATCAAGTATACCGAGCAAATGAAGTTAAAGGCGCAGTTTGAATCCGGTACACTGGCAGAACGCGAAGCACAGGCTCTTAAAGAACAAACAATCACAGATCAAAATACCAAAGATATAGTTGATACCAACATTAAAAACCGTGCATCACGCGACAGTTTGCAAGATTTACTCAATGCCGGGATTGGTCCAGTTTCTACTGCCATGAAGGGAGCAGCATCTGCTACCGAAAGTGTTATCACGGGCTTTGAAAAATTAGCGGCATCTATGGGCGTTCCGACTAAAAAACGCGATGCGGCACCAGCGGCAGGTGGAGCAGGAGGTGGAGCCTCTGCGGCAGCCCCAGCGGCAGCTAAGCCAGCGGCAGGTGGAGCAGGAGGTGGAGCCTCTGCGGCAGCCCCAGCGGCAGCTAAGCCAGCGGCAGGTGGAGCAGGAGGTGGAGCAGGAGGTGGAGCCTCTGCGGCAGCCGCAGCGGCAGCTAAGCCAGCGGCAGCTAAGCCAGCGGCGGGTGGTGGAGCAGGAGGTGGAGCAGGAGGAGCCGGAGGAGCACCAGCAAAACCCAGCCCTCGACCACCAGAAGGATCCGGAGCATCAGAATCTGGCTCTGAAAAAGTTGATTTAACAAAAATATTAAAATTTACTGCTAGATCTGGCAGCCAACAAAGTTTTGAAGGACTAACCGACACATTTAAAAATTCTGTTATCTCTGCCGCAACTGAGTATAGTAAATTAACCGGCGGTGTGTTGCAGATTAACAGTGCTAAACGAGATCCAGCAGACCAGCAAAGAATCTGGGATGAATCAGTAGCAGCCGGCAGAACGGGTGTAACTGCCAGTGGTATGCCTATAGGCAAACCAGGCCGTAGTCTACACGAAAAAGGCGAAGCAGTTGATATTCAAAATTACAACGATCCAATAGCTGTGACAGCCATGAACAAATATGGATTGACACAAAAAGTGCCCAAAGATCCTGTGCATTTCCAGGCTGCAGACGGCGGCATAGTTCCTCCGTTGCCAGGGGGAGCAAATGTACTGGCAGGTGAAGCCGGCCAGTCCGAAGCAGTGGTTCCATTGCCGGATGGCAAGACAATACCTGTGCAAATGGTGGGCAATGAAGAACAAATGAGCATGATGTCTGCACAGCTGGATAGACTAGACCAAATGGTACGCATAATGCAAACTCAAGTGGGTGTGTCAGAGCAATTATTGAAGTATGCACAGTGATCACGGTAAATATTACAGTATGCAAAAGGAAAATGTAAATGGCTGAAACAGAAAATGGTCGTAAGCGCGGTTGGCTCAAGTATTTCAAAGTGGCCGCAGGTGACGCCAACGGCCAACTGAGTCCTATTTCTGGGCGTTATCAAGCAGGCATACCCGGCTACGATCGCCAAACCGGCTACACTGGCAACACCGGAACCGGAAATGATTTTGCATTTCGTAACTATGCCAGCAGACTGCCTGAAGTGTACTCGGGCCATCCCAATCGTGTTGAACGTTACAATCAGTATGAAAACATGGATCTTGATTCGGAAATCAATGCATGTCTAGATATCATTGCAGAGTTCAGCACACAGAACAACGAAGACAACAACACACCGTTTGATATCACATTCAAAGACACTCCCACTGATCACGAAGTGGAAATTATTAAAAAACAACTGCAACAGTGGACCAAACTGAACAAGCTGGACCAGCGCATGTTCAAACTGTTCCGCAACACCATCAAGTACGGTGACCAGGTGTTTGTGCGTGATCCAGAAACATTTGAAATGTACTGGGTTGACATGGTCAAGGTCAGCAGAGTCATTGTGAATGAATCAGAAGGCAAGCGTCCTGAACAGTACATCATCCGTGACATCAATCCCAACTTTCAAAACCTAAGCATTGCACAAAAGACCACCAGCGACTACTATGTGAGTAGATCAACAGGTAGTACAGGACAAACAAACTATTCCAACAGCAACGGCGGCGCCGGAGGTGGCGGAGGTGGCACAGTGGGCAACAGCAGATTTGCACAGGCCATGAACGAAACTTGTATTGATGCCAAGCACGTGGTGCACATGAGTTTGAATGAAGGATTGGATTACTTTTGGCCATTTGGACAAAGTATCTTGGAGAACATCTTTAAAGTTTACAAGCAAAAAGAACTGCTGGAAGACTCTGTGCTGATCTATCGTGTGAGTCGTGCTCCAGAGCGTAGAGTGTTTAAAATTGATGTGGGTAATATGCCCAGCCACATGGCCATGGCCTTTGTGGAACGTGTTAAAAACGAAATGCACCAGCGCAGAATTCCCACAGTGAATGGTGGCGGACAAAATCTAATGGATGCCAGTTACAATCCACTCAGCATCAACGAAGATTACTTTTTCCCACAAACAGCCGACGGACGTGGTTCCAGTGTAGACACCCTACCAGGCGGCACAGGACTGGGCGAAATTGATGATTTGAAGTATTTCAACAACAAAATGGCCCGTGGTCTGCGTGTGCCTAGTAGTTACTTGCCCACTGGTCCTGACGACTCAGACCGTGCAATGAACGACGGAAAAGTAGGCACAGCACTGATACAAGAGTACAGATTCAATCAATATTGTGAACGTTTACAGCGTTTAATAATGCAGAAACTGGATGACGAATTCAAGATGTTCATGAAATGGCGTGGTTTTAACATTGACAACAGCATTTTTGATATTGTACTAGGCCCACCACAGAACTTTGCCAGTTACCGTCAAGCAGAAATGGACACCAGCAGAGTTGGTACATTCAGTACACTGGAGCAGTTGCCCTATATGAGCAAACGTTTCTTAATGGAACGTTACCTAGGGCTGAGTCAAGAAGAGATTGTGGAGAACGAAAAACTCTGGCGTGAAGAACGCGATCAGCCTGAGTTAAGCACCACACAAGGACAAGATCTGCGTAGTATTGGTATTACTCCAGCAGGTATGGAAGCAGATATCAACACCGGTGAAGAACTGGCAGCTATGCCGCCTGCAGGTAGTCCTGATGTTCCTGGTGCCCCAGCTGGTCCTGGAACAGCACCCACAGCCGCTCCTCCGCCAGCGGCAGCATAAATACTTGTATGATTTTAAACGAACTTTACCAGCGTGAACCCGAAGGCTATCAAGATGTCGCACAGGACAACAGCCAGCCTCAAAAGAATCAACTGCGTAAAACTCGTTTGACACTACGACAGTTGAGCAAGCTACGTCAGATGAACGATGTACGAACTTACGAATACAAAGAGAAACTCAAAGATATTCGCAAACAGTATGCTCCCCCGGCCGCCCCTCCTGGCCTTTGACCATGTCATAAATTAGTCAAAACTACCAGTTTTGACGTCTAAATATGCTCAGTTTACTGCTTTTGTGTAAGTAGTAAACATGAGCCATAACCTTTTGGAGGAAACAATATGACATCAAAATTTGAACAGTTAATTGAATTTGTAATTAACGATGAAGAAGCAAAAGCTAAAGAACTTTTTCATGATATCGTTGTTGAGAAATCACGCGAAATCTACGAAAGTCTAATGGAAGAAGAAGAAGGCGAAGAACTAGCCACTGAAGAAGTTGATGAAGGTATGGAAAACGACGGCGACGCTGCCGACGATTTGATCACCGACGTGGAAACTGAAGAAGAAGGCATGAACGAAGAAGACGACATGGATGCTGAGTTTGATGACGAAGCAGAAGAAGCCGGTGATGATCTAACAAAAGACATGGAAGGTGACCGTGACGCAGGAGAAGGCGATATTGAAGATCGCGTTGTTGACCTAGAAGACAAACTAGACGAACTAATGGCTGAATTTGAAGCCATGATGGGCGGCGAAGGCGGCGAAGAAGAACAAGAATTTGACATGGATGCTGGCGGCGACGCAATTGAAATGGATGATACATCCGAAATTATGCCAGAAATGGGCATGATGGAAGCTGTAAGTTTATCCAAAGTAGCTCCTGCTAAAATGGGCGACGACGGTGCCAACACCAAAAGTGTAGTGCCACAGAACTCAGGCGCAAAAGGTATGCAAGGCTCTCCAGTTCGAATGACTGGTGACACTGCACAAGGCCGTCCTGCTCCGTCTGTGAAAGACATGGGCATGACAACAAGTCCTAAGCAAGGTGCCGCACCCAAGCCAGTGACCACACAGGCCGCAGGCGTAAACACTAAATCTCCAGTATAAGCGATTATGGCTCGTTACTTACAAGAACACTTGACATTCTCACAAGCGCAGGTAAAACTGCTGAGTGAGGATGCTCCTGACGGTTCTGGTAAAACGCTTTACATGGAAGGCATCTGCATTGAAGGTGATAAACGCAATGCCAATGACAGAATATACCCTGCTCACGAAATTCGCAAAGCAGTTGGCACTATCAATGAACAACTGCTTAGTGGCAATTCGGTATTGGGAGAAGTAGATCACCCAGATGATCTTAAAATTAACTTAGACCGTGTGAGTCACATGATTGATAAAATGTGGTGCGACGGTGCAATTGGTTATGGAAAATTGAAGATATTACCAACGCCAATGGGTCAACTGGTTAAAACCATGTTGGACAGCGGTGTTAGATTAGGTGTTTCAAGTCGTGGGTCAGGAAACGTCGACGACAGAACAGGACATGTCAGTGATTTCGAAATAGTCACTGTAGATGTAGTTGCACAACCCAGTGCTCCAAATGCATATCCCACAGCAATCTACGAAGGCCTCATGAACATGAAGTACGGACATAGACTGTTGGAAGTGGCACGTGAAGCCGGCGCGGACAACAAGGTACAAAGATATTTGAAAAGTGAAGTAGTAAAACTGATCAAAGATCTTAAAATTAGGGAGGAATAAGCATGTTAGATGCTATTAAACCGTTACTAGATAGCGACTTGATCACCGAGGAAACTCGCCAGGAGATCAACGAAGCTTGGGAAGCCAAGCTGGTTGAAGCTCGTGAACAGGCTCGTGCAGAACTCCGCGAAGAGTTTGCACAACGCTATGAACATGACAAAACAGTGATGGTGGAAGCCCTAGATCGTATGGTAACAGATGGTCTTACTGCAGAGATTCAAGCCGTTGCTGCCGAAAAAGCACAACTGGTAGAAGATCGCGTTCGTTTCCAAAGCAAGATGAATGAAAATGCCACAAAGTTTAACAGCTTTATGGTCACTAAACTTGCTGAAGAAATTAGCGAACTGCGTCGAGATCGTAAGCAACACAATGAAGGACTAGAAAAACTAGAAGGCTTCATTGTGCATGCATTGGCTCGCGAAATTCAAGAATTCGCCACAGACAAACGTGATGTTGTAGAAACAAAAGTTC